GTGTTTTGGAGAGCGCAATTCGGCAAAAGCAAAACCACTTATTTGGTCACTGCTGCTCATGTCCTTGTAGCGGTTAGGGCTTCCCCAGAAGTTCTACTCGCAAGCCCCAACGGAACGCAAGTCGCTATGGACCCCTCATGGAGTATGTTTGCCTATAGCAAGACATCTGAGTTAGATTTAGCGGTTGTCGAAGTTCCGGACCCGGTTTGGGCTAAGCTTGGAATCAAGCAGATACCCGTAGCACCAACTCCAGCCAAGGCTAGGATTGAGGTATACGGTTGTGTGTCTGGTCAATGGCATGTTAGCTATTCCTACGTCAAAATGTCAACGGAAGCCTTGCGAATAAGGCACCAAGCCTCTACTACAGAGGGTTGGTCCGGTACTCCCATTATGGTTAATGGGCGAGCCATTGGTATTCATACCCAATCCCTCGGTGACGGATGGAATTCTGGCTGGTCCCTAAACGGTCTCCTTCGCGCAGTCCCTTCTGGACTTGAATCAGATGGTCCTGTCTTCGCTTGGCGTGAGATTACTCCCGACGAACAGGATACTCTTGATGAATATGCCCAGGATACTGACGGTGAAATCATCGATGGTCGTAGACCGTCACGTCAAGTCCGCGTGTCATTCCGCGATTATGACGTCAACATTCAAATTGGCGCCAACGGAGTGTACGCACGTCATGCAACAAATGCTATCGCAGCTACTGAAACCATGCGCCGCAATGGCGGATGGGCTGACTATGACGATGATGATGACACTTGGATGGCCGGATGGGAAGCTGCCTGTTCTAATGCTGATGTTTACGAGCCGGTTTTTCACAAGGAGTCGGGCGACCCCAAGCGCTCGATGAAATCCACGACATTGGGGGTTACCAGCTTGAGGAAGGAGAGCAATTTCCGGCAGGCGTCGGTCTCCGACATATCGGAAGAGCCGATCTGCACCAGCTCTCAGGTAAACCCAAATCTCCCCCCCCGCCCGAAGCCTTTGAAGAGTTCCCAGAACTCTGCCAGTACGGTTGGCCCGGATCTGGTGGTAAACGAGAGACAGAGTCTCTTAAGTACCACGCGTCCCTCTATCAAGAGGGACGTCTCCCCACAGAAGGAGAGATCCGGTCGGTCACGAGGAAAGTCCTCGAAACGTACCCACATGCCAAACCCCCGTGCTGGTCATACAAAATCACCGAGACAGGTAAGCACTTCCACAGTGTGGACTGGCTCATCGGACAACCAGATTCCGCCATACTTGAGTTGGTAAATTTACCACTCTTAGCAGAAACACATGTCCAGGCCAAATCGTCTCCCGGCTTTCCGTATATTAAATATGGAAAGACCAATGCGCACATTTTGGCCAGTGAAACGTACAAAGGTATTATCTATTCGGCCGTCGCACAACGCGTGCGACGTATTCTAACGTATTCCAAAACCCATGATTTCGATACCATGAAACCTGAGGAATTCGTCGAGTTGGGACTTGTAGATCCAATCAAGATCTTTATTAAGTCAGAACCTCACAAGCTGTCTAAGCTACAAGAGGGGAAACTCCGAATTATCTCTAACGTTTCTCTAGTGGATCAGCTGATAGAGCGCATGTTGTGCTCTAACCAAAATCAGCTGGAGATATCTGAGTGGCGGAACTGCCCATCCAAGCCTGGAATGGGTCTCCATGATGAAGGCATGCAGGAACTGTATCACGGTTTCCTAGCTCGCCAATCGCAAGAACGGATCGCAGAAACTGATGTTTCCGCTTGGGACTGGTCAGTACCTGGCTGGTTGCTCCAACTTGAAGGTGATTTGCGTCAACAATTATACGGCGCTCCGCAGCATTGTGCTCTCACCGTCCTTCTCAAGTTTAGGGCGTCTGTAATTGCTCGGAAAGTATTTATTACTTCCGATGGTGACCTATTCTCCCAGATCAAACCCGGGATACAAGCATCCGGTTCGTATCTGACGAGTTCATCGAACTCCCGTATGCGGGTCTCCCTGGGATACTTGATAGGCGCGGATTGGGTTGAAGCGATGGGGGACGATGATGTTGAAAGTGAGGTCCCAAATGCCCGGCAGCTCTACTCGGAGTTAGGCTTCTCTGTGAAGGATTACAAGAGATGTCCTACAGGAATATTCGAGTTTTGTTCAACGCGGTTTGATGGGAGTTGGAAAGGCGTGCCAGTTCAGTGGGCACGTACGCTCTACCGATATCTTTCGCATTCTCCGGCCGCGAGGGCTGCCAACCCGGCTTACCGCGTGCAACTTTTGGATGATTTACGACACCATCCAGAGCAGCAGGAGATCGTGGAAAGAGCGGACATTGTGGTTGCAGCAATGTCAAAACGACTAGAAAATGGCGATGGTCTTGAGGAACACCCGTGCTAGACGCAACCGCACCGCCACTTTTGTGGAGCCCCCGGTTACTGAAATTATTACAAGTAAGAGGAGGAATAGGGGCCGCAATAGAGGCCGTGGAAGCGTGGTACAGGTACTCCCATCGCAGACACAAGTCGTGGCTGCTCGCCCCTCTACGGTTATGGCTACTGGTCTTCCGGCGGTTCAAAACGGGAACCGCCAACGACGCAGTCGTGGCAACAGACGCTCCCGAGGGGCGTCTTCTCTTATGGCAGTTCCAGCTGCTATGTCCTCTGGCCAAACATACTTTGGTCGCCCTCGTTACATGCCCTCACCGACTCCAGGGTGTCTTATACAGACAGCCCATGAGATCGTGGGAACAGTGGTGGGTTCAGCAGAGTTTAATGCTCTGGAGTTCCCAGTAATTCCACGCGAGTTCCCCTGGTTGTCCGGTGTGGCAGCCAACTTCAGCCGCTTTAGGTGGTTGAGGGTGGAATATGAGTTCATCACATCTTCACCAACCTCACAAGGTGGTGAGATAGCGATGGGAGCCATGTACGATGGAGCCGATAAGCTACCAACAACTATCGGGGAGGTCTCAGCACTGGCACACTCTGTCGTAACCCCTGTCTGGGGATTCGACCCATCACGAAGGAACGTGTTGGCGTTCGATTGTACCCGCTG